GATTAGCTGCAGTCTCGTGGGCTCGGAGATGTGTATAAGAGACAGATATAAAGAAAGAGTTCTTTAAAAAGGGTGCAAACCCTTCACAACCCGTCACAGAGGGGGGATAATCATTAAAACAGATTTCAAAAGAATGTCACAAGAAGAATTCGCAAGATATGAAGATATGGCAATAGACGGCAGGCTTATCTATGACGAGTATCCTGCTGAGGAATATAAGTATTTCTCGCAGTTATCAAGACTTGGCTACAAGAACAGGCACGAGGGGTGGTCGAAAGAGATATGCGAGGACAAGCAGGCGGAATATAAGCGGGAGTATCTTCACAGCAAAGAGCGAAACGGCAGGTTTTTCAGGCAAGCCTGCATAATGCAGGAGAATATCCGCAGAGGGCAGACAACGGTCTGGAAGATAAACAAAATGCAGGACAGGGAAGAAAAGCTCACATACGCATTGCAGGCACTTGAACTGATACTCTGCGACGAGGGGCTTGCGAAACATAACGGAGTAAACATACCTGAATATGCAGGCTGTGAATACTGCAATGGAGTGACAGAGTGGAGCGAAAAGCTTGGTGCAGACGGCAAGGAAGTCCGTTTTGAGTTCTGTCCTGTTTGCGGAAGAATGATCGAGGAGGGATAAAGGTTGACAATACAAGAAAAGATATCACGCTATCAGCTGATACCAAAGCTCATAGCCAATCTTGAAGAAAACAGGGCAAGGATACTGAATGGGAAAGCCGTATGCTATGACAAGAATGACAGTTCGGCAGGAACGCCAGGCAACACAGCCGAAAGCTCAATGCTGAGTTATGCCTGCAAGGGTGAGAAACAAAAGGAGCTGAGCGAAGAACGTGCAAGGCTCACGCAGGAGATACAGTCTGAGATAGACGAAATGTTCTGCGGTCTGAACGTTATCGACCTGCTGATGAAGAACGAGAATATGCACGTCTGCGTACTGCGTGCTGTGGCGAATACTCTTAAAGACAGCGTTTATTCTCAGATACTCTGGGCAATATCTGCACTTGGCCTTGATGATGAGTTTGCCTGCACAAAGTCGCCCCTTGAGATCACACGCATTTCAACAGGGCAGAAAATATACTTTCGTGGTGCTGATGACCCGCACAAGATAAAGTCTATCAAGCCGCCTTTTGGCTATATCGGCATCGTGTGGTTTGAGGAGCTTGACCAGTTCGGCGGTGAAGAAGCTGTGCGAACAATAGAACAGTCTGTTATAAGAGGCGGCGAGAGAGCATATAAATTCAAGTCTTTCAACCCTCCGAAGTCGGCTCAGAACTGGGCGAATAAGTACATCAAAGTGCCGAGAACGGACAGACTCGTTACCGAAAGCACTTATCTTACTGTGCCGAAAAAGTGGCTTGGCAAGCCTTTTCTTGATGACGCCGAATTTCTCAAAGAAACCAATCCCACTGCCTATGAGAACGAGTATATGGGCGTTGCAAACGGTACGGGTGGCAATGTTTTCGATAACGTCCTCATAAGAGAGATAACCGACGACGAGATAGCGCAGTTCGATAACATCTATAACGGCGTTGACTGGGGCTGGTATCCCGACCTTTACGCTTTTGTCAGAGTGCATTATGCCCCTGCTCAGCACACGCTGTTCATATGGCAGGAATACACCTGCAACAAAACAAAGAACATTGATACCGCAAAGCATTTGCTGGAGCTTGGTATCACAGCAAACGATCTTATCACCTGCGACAGTGCAGAGAATAAGTCTGTTGAGGATTACAGAGCATACGGCTTGCTTGCAAGAGGTGCTGAGAAAGGCCCTAACAGCAGGGAGTATTCATATAAGTGGCTGCAATCTCTGCGAAGTATCGTTATAGATAACAAGCGTTGTCCTGTGGCTTGCGAGGAGTTCATCAACTGCGAGTATGACAGGGATAAAGAGGGCAACGTTATAAGCGGCTATCCCGACGGCAATGACCACGTTATCGACGCCGTTCGGTATGCAATGGAAAGAGTATGGAAAAGGCGGGGTCAGTAAGCTATGGGCATTATTTCAAAAATAAGGGAGTGGATAAGCAGAATGCTTTCAAAGTCAGATATAAAGGGCGTTTACGGTATTGATATCGCCGTGACGGACAGTATGATAAGAGCTATCGACAAGTGGGACAGAATGTATGCAGGTAATGCAGCACCCAAGGGAGTTCACTCTCTGCGGCTTGAACACGCTGTTGTGAGGGAGTTTGCAAACACGGCTATCAATGAAATGACCTTAAAAGTTTCCAACGATAAGCTTGATGCCATAATGAAAAACGCCCTTGAAAACCTCAACAAAAATCTTCAAAGAGGTCTTGCAACAGGAGCAATGATAATAAAGCCGCTGGGTGCTGATAAGGTGCAGTATGTTCCGCAGTCGCAGTTCATTCCTGTGGAGTATGACGTGAACGGCAGGCTCATAAAGGTCATTTTCCCTGAGATAAAACGCATGGGCGATAATGATTACCGCATAAGGCTTGAATATCACGCTCTGGACTATGAAAAAGGGCTGACTATTACAAACAGGGCTTTCCGCTCCAATGACGGCGTGTCCCTCGGCGCTGAGATACCTCTCACGGCTGTCTTAGAGTGGGCAGAGCTTATCCCTAAGATAGCCTATCCCCTTATGCTGCGACCCTCTTTCGGCTATTATGTCAACCCTATCGACAATACAGTTGACGGTTCACATTCAGGCGTATCAGTGTTCGCAGGGGCGGAAGAAGTCATAAGAAAAGCTGATATCCAATTTGGCAGGCTCGATTGGGAGTTTGAGTCGGGAGAGCGTGCCATAGACGTTGACGAGGCTGTGTTAAGACCTGTTACAGACCCGTTCACAGGTAAGAAGCGCACAGAAATGCCAAAGCTCAATGAACGGCTTTTCAGAGGGGTAAACGTGTCGGCTGGCACGAGCGGTGATTTTTATCACGAGTTCTCACCGCAGTTAAGGCAGGCTGATTTTATCGCAGGACTTGAAGAATACAAGCGAGAGATAGAGTTTGCTGTGGGGCTGTCCTATGGGGATATCTCAAACCCTCAGACAGTTGATAAGACGGCAACGGAGATAAAGTCCTCAAAGCAGAGAAAGTTCGATACTGTCACGGCGATACAGAATAATCTCCGTGTCTGCCTTGAAGACCTCTGCTATTCGCTGGCGTTTTATAATGGGCTTACTCAAAGCGGTTATGAGCTGTCTGTGAACTTCGAGGACAGTATCCTTGCTGATGATGAAACAAAGCGTGCAAGCGATCGTCAGGACGTTTCTATGGGCATTATGCCACTGTGGGAATACCGAATGAAATGGTATGGTGAGGACGAGGAAACGGCTAAGAAAATGACCTCTGACAGCACCGCAGAGGTGATAGAATAATGCTCAAAGCAAGCGAGATAGAGCGAGTTTCAATGATTCTTGACAAGCCCCTGCGTGACCTTGAAATGCAGATAATGGAGGACATCGTCCGCAGGATAAAGATAAACGGCGAGATAACACGTTCGGCGGATTGGCAGATATACAGGCTTCACGAGCTTGGAATGAGCAAGCGTGAGATAAAGAAAGCCATAGCCGATAACCTTGACCTCTCCAAAGCTGAGATAAAAGAACTGTACAATGATATCCTGCAAAAAGGCTATGAATGGGACGATAGCATATACAAGACCAAAGGCAAGGCACGGATCCCCCTTGAAGAAAATGAGGGCCTGCAAAGGCTGCTGTCGGCTGTATCGGAGCAGACTTCGGGGGAGCTTAAAAACATATCTCAGTCACTCGGATTTGCAGTAAAACAGCCTGACGGCAAGCTTAAATTCACGCAGGCGGCAGACTTTTATCAGCAGAGCCTTGATAACGCCATAATGGGCATAGCAAGCGGAGCGTTCGATTATAACACGGTCATAAAGAAAGTCATTTCGGATATGACGAACTCAGGTCTTCGCACTGTGGACTATGCCACAGGCTGGAGCAACAGAGCAGACGTAGCCGCAAGGCGTTCGGTGATGACAGGGCTTTCACAGCTAACCGCAAAAATGAATGAGGACAACGCCAAAGAGCTTGGCACAGACTATTTTGAAGTCACTTGGCACAGCGGGGCAAGACCCTCTCATCAAGAATGGCAGGGCAAGGTCTACAGCAAAAAAGAACTTGAAACTATCTGCGGTCTTGGTACTGTGACAGGTCTGTGCGGAGCGAATTGCTATCACGATTATTACCCCTTTATCCCCGGCATATCTGAGCGTTCCTACACAGACGAGGAGCTTGCACAGATGAACGCAGAGGAGAACAAGCCTGTTAAATACGGCGATAAAGAGTACACAAAGTATGAGGCTTTACAGCGGCAAAGAAAGCTTGAAACTGCAATGAGAGCCCAGCGGCAGAAAATACATCTTCTTGAAGAGGCAGGCGCTGATGAGGAAGATATCATCAACGCACGCTGTAAATATCGTGGCACTTCCCAAGAGTATACAAGGTTTTCAAAAGCAATGGGTCTGCCTCAGCAGAGAGAGCGTGTAAACGCCGACGGACTGGGGAGTATCGGGGTGGGAAAAACCAAGATAGACTTGACGCAAAAAGATTATAGTGATATAATTGATATGAAAGGTAAGATGTCTGATATAGACGTGCGAAAGTGGTACAGACACCATAACAAAAATATCCCTCGGCTTATCGACAAAAGCAAGTCTATTGAAGAGCAGGCAAGGCAAGCTTGTGAACTGCGTAACAAATATCGCTTTCAGGCAAGAGAGTTAATGGAAGATCAAAAAGCTCGTAAAACCCTTGACCAGACCGAACCTATCATTTCTTTTGAAGACTTGGTATCAAATAAAATGGTACGAAAAAACATGAGCAGAGAAGAAGCTATAGCAGACACTTTGAAGACCGCTGTAAAAACACGAAGATCAGTAGATAAAAGGTATGGATTGGATGATCAGCAATGAAAAAATATGAATACAATATTTGCACGGCTGCGGACAAAGAAATTTTTGAAAAGCAATGTGCGGCATTGGAAAAGCATATTCCAGGCATTGAACGGTCCGATATGCTGACAGATGTTGACGGCTCGCAAACGCAGATATATGAATTAAACGGAAAGAAGATAATCGTACACAACAGTTATTATATTGACGCTGTGTACATTGATTCAGAAGTTGAACTTACAGAGTATTTCAAATGATAATTTTACCGCTTGACTAAGGTCGGGCGGTATTTTTATACCCAAACATCGGAATTAAGCACCTTACCGGGTGCTTTTTTCATACCACTTCGTCCTTGATATGACGTTAAACTGTCAGACTTTCACACCGCAGACAGAGCGGTATATAAGCTATGTAGAAAGGACAAACATATGAAAAACATTTTTGAGATCCTTGCCGCTCTGGGTATCGTTATCCCTGAGGACAAGAAACAGGACATCACAAAACAGGTGGCAGAGAATTATAAGACTGTGGCTGAGTTTGAAAAGGTGAAAAGCCGCCTTGAGGTGGAGCGTGATAACTATAAGGACAGCCTTGATACCGCACAGAACTCTCTCAAAGAATTTGAGGGCGTGGACGTCAAGGAGCTTAACGGCAAAGTCGCACAGCTCACCGCTGACCTTGCTAAGAAAGATACCGAGTATCAGGCGAAGATATCTGATATGGAGTTTGACGCTACCCTTGATAACGTTATCTCGGCAAGCAAGGCAAGAAACGTCAAGGCTCTTAAAGCTTTGCTTGATGTGGAAACTCTCAAAGCTTCCAAAAATCAGGCTGAGGATATCAAGACGGCTATCGAGAACGTGAAGAAAGATAACGATTATCTTTTTGAAAGCTCCGAGCCTATCAAGAACCCGGTCGCTCCCACAGGCACGCCTGCCGCAGGTGAAGTGAGCAAGGAAACCTTTGCAAAAATGGGGTATATGCAGAGGTTGGAACTTAAACGAACAGACCCCGAAAAATACGAACAGTTGAAAGGATAGGATATTATGAAAAAGACAAATGGCATTAGAATTTCTATGCAGTATTTCGCAGAGCAGACAAAGATCACCGACCTTATCGATCCTGAGGTAATGAGTGATATGATCGACGCAAAGATAGAGTCTAAGATAACTGTATCTCCCTTTGCGAAGATAGACAGAACGCTCGTTGGCGTGCCTGGTGACACTATCACAGTGCCACAGTACAAGTATATCGGCGATGCAGTTGATGTTGCAGAGGGCGTTGAAGCCGAAACTGTCAAGCTTGAAACAGATTCTACTCAGGCTAAGGTAAAGAAAGCCATGAAAGCGGTGGAGATAACTGATGAAGCACTTCTCAGCGGCTATGGAAACCCTGCGGGTCAGGCGACTTCACAGCTTGCAATGTCTATCGCTTCTAAGGTGGACGCAGACAGCATGGACGCACTTATGAAAGCCCAGCTCATCTATGACGGCTCGGCTTCTGCTATCTCTTACAGCGGCATTGTTGACGCTGTTGACAAGTTCAATGAGGAGCTGAACACCGAAAAGGCTATGTTTATTAATCCTCATCAGAACTCACAGCTTAGAAAGGACCCGAACTTCATTTCAGCAGATAAGTATGACGGCAATGTGGTCATGACAGGCGAGATAGGCAAAATAGCGAACTGCCGTATCGTTCCGTCAAAGAAGGTTTCACTTAACGAGGCTATCCCAGAACAGTATGTGAGAGTTGACAGCGATGCAGAGGGTGCAAAGGAAGTTGTTGCGGACAGCACAGCTTCACCAACTGCTTCACAGATAAAGCTCGGCTCAGTAACGCCTTGTGCAGATGGCTACACTCCAAAGGTGGGTGACTATGTTGTAAAGAACGCCGCTGTTAAGGCTGGCACTTTCTACATATGCCCTATCATCAAGCTCAACGCTGATACTGAAACAGAGGACGAAACATCAGCTCTGACTATCTACCTCAAGCGTGACACCAACGTTGAAACAGAGAGAAGAAGCACAAAGCGCTGCACAGATATATCTGCTGACAAGCATTACACTGTGGCTATTTCAGATCAGTCAAAGGTAGTGCTTGCAAGATTCAAGAAGTAAAGAGGTGCGGCAGTATGAAAGCATATGCAAACGAGAGCTATTATATAGGCGTTTATCTTTGCGGCAAAGAGCCTGACATATCTGCCGCTTTTGACTTCTATGCAATGCAAGCCACAAGCCTTATGAAGCAATATACCCTTAACAACGTTGACGAGAACGATATCCCCGAAGAAGTGAAAATGTGCTGCTGCGAGCTTGCGGAGAATATTTTCAAGGCAGAGCAGGAGGGCGGCACTCAGGGGGTATCTTCCGAAAGTGTTGGTGGTTGGTCAAAGTCATATGAAAGCTCAGATATCCGCAGGCAGAACGCTGACAGAGCCGTTCACGATATCGTGTACAAATGGCTCAGCGGAACAGGGCTGCTTTACAGAGGGGTGAGATAAATGCTTGCAAACAGCGATTGCACAGTGTATCTTTTCGACAAGCAGACAGAGGGATTTGTGCGGAAGTATGCAGAGAAAGTTTACTGGTGTGAGAATAAGTCGGGAAGTATCGTGAAAAGCGGTATGCAGACCTCAGACAGCACAAGGGTGTATTTCTATGATGATAATGCACCGAAAACCCCTGCAAAGGATATGCTTGTGAGAGGAAAATGCGAGTTTGAGTTCGATAATCAAACGCCGCAGAGCATATCTGAGAGCATGAAAATCTTCCGTGCGGAGTATGACTTTGTTACGGTAATGAGCATTGATGATTATATGTTCGGTGGTCTGCCACATATGGAGGTGAGCGTGAAATGAAGATAGGTCAGCCTATGGACAGCAGGGCTATCACTTGGGATAAGTCCTTTGCAGGCAGGTATTCAGAACGCTTTGATAAGGCTCAAAAGTTCATTGACGCCGAGTGCATAAGGCATATGGTGAAGTATACACCTACCCTCAGCACTAATCTGAGAAAGTCTGCCACGAGAGGCACAAAAATAGGCAGCGGCAAGATACAGTATCTTGCACCTTACGCACGCTATCAGTATTACGGCAAGCTTATGGTATCCTCTGTTACAGGCTCGTCTTACGCCCGACATGGAGAAAAGAAAGTGCTGACGGACAAAGACCTTGTTTACAGCACTTTTAAAGAGCCACTTGCCGGCAAGCTTTGGTTTGAGCGAATGAAAGCCGACAAGAAACAGCAAATACTCAGAGGAGCGGCGGCGATAATGGGAGGCAAAGCGAAATGAACATAATCGAGCTTGTGAAAGATATTTTGCAGCAGTTCCCGAAAATATCGGAGGTTTGCAACGATATCCATATCGACTTTACCGACGATACGCCAACCAATTACGGCTTGTCCTCAACAGGCGACAGCCTTATAAGCTCTGATATTCTGGGCGGTCAGACAAGACAGCATAACTTCATTCTCTATGCGGTGTATCAATCTATGAATGACTTTGACAGAATGTCAAACAGCGGTGTGCTGCTTGACTTGCAGATGTGGCTTGAAAGCTATGCAGACAAGCACCGAGATACCACGTTCACTACCATAACAGAGGGTGAGGAAAGGACAGGCGTTCTTGAAAAGCTCACCTGTGCAAACGGAATGATATACGCAATACCAAATGAAAACACGAACGATACTGTGCAGTATCAGTTACAGATAGCGGCACAGTATCAGATATAAAAGGAGGAAAACATATGCCTGATTATTCATACAAGAGCGGAAAGCTCAACAGAAGTCATCTTCTGCATTATCTTGACACTACATTCGCAGCGGTCGCTTCATCACCAAGCTGGTATCTTCTCGGCAAGGACGTTGAGGACGCAAGTGTGGAGCTCAATCCTGACACTTCCACAAAGAAGAATATCCTTGATGAAACCACAGTTGAGGACAATGGCTATGAGCCTGAGTTCGACCTTGACACATTCTATGCAAAGCCCGGTGACGCACTTTACGAAAAGCTTAAGGATATCATGATGAATCGTCTTACGGGCGACGCCTGCAAGACAAGTGTTCTCGAGGTCATCGTTGACAAGACCACAGGTGCGTATGACGCATGGATGGAAGATATCATCGTCAAGCCGCAGTCATATGGCGGACCACAGGGGGGCGTAAATATCCCGTTCAACTGCACCTTTGCAGGAAACAGAGTGAAAGGCTCTGTCACCTTTGCGGCAGGCGTGCCAACGTTTACAAAGACTACGGAAGAATAAAGTATATGACAAACATATGAAAGCACTTCGTTCAGAGCGGAGTGCCTTTTGTTTGCCGTAATACAGAAAGGATGATAAAAATGTCAATGCAGTCAATAGATTTTAACGGCGGTAATTACAAAGAGTACGCTATAAACGGCGATGAGAACAGAGTGATAAGGATAAACGTGTCAGATGTTGGTATCATCACAAGGATACAGGACGCTATGAGCAAGGCTGACAATATCGCAGAAGAAGTGTCAGAACGTGAGAAGAACGAGGACAGAACTCAGCTTCTCAAAGAGTATGACCAGCGTGCAAGAGAAATGGTCAATGACATATTTGGAAGCAATGTGTGTACGGCGGCGCTCGGAAGCGTGAACGTGTTCTCTGTGGCTTCAAACGGCAAGCCTGTGCTTGTGAACTTCCTTGAAGCGCTTCTTGTGGTAGTGGTGCAGGAGATAAAGTCAGCACAGACGGCTGCTCAGATAAAGCTCGAAGAAAAGGTGGAGAAGTACACCGCACCTGTTATCGCTCATCAACATATTGCTCAGCCTGCGGTCAACGTGGCGGAGCTTTCTGACGAGGACAAAAAGGCTCTGCTCAGGGAGCTACTGAAATGATAGGCAGTTTGCCAACAGCCCTTGAAATAGACAGCAAAGAGTATGCCATACACTCGGATTTTCGGGTAATCCTGCGGATCTATTCAGCCTTTACAGACCCCGAACTTGACGAGCGTGAAAAGTGCTATGTGTGTCTTAAATGCCTTTATGCTGAGGATATCCCACGAGAACATTTGCAGGAGGCTGTCGACAAGGCTTATTGGTTTGTGGGCGGTGGAGATGTTCCCCAGGAGAGCGTTCAGCCTGCAAAGACTATTGATTGGGAGCAGGACGAGAGTATTATTTTTCCTGCGGTGAACAAGGCGGCAGGCTTTGAAACGAGGACGGTAAAATATCTTCATTGGTGGACTTTTCTTGGCTATTTCAATGAGATAGGCGAGGGGCTTTTTTCGTCTGTTATAGGCATACGGCAAAAGCTTAACAAGGACAAAAAGCTTGAAAAATACGAGCAGGAGTTTTACAGAAACCACCGAAATATGATAGACCTTAAACGAAAGCTCTCGGCAGAAGAGCAGAGGGCTGAAAACGAGGACAAAGAGTTTCTGAAACAACTGACGGGAGGTGAATGACAATGGCTGACGGGTGCTTGAATTTTGACACCAACATAAACAAAGAGGGCTTTGAAAAGGGCTTGAAAAGTCTTTCCGATATGGTGGGGGATATCAAGCCAAAGCTTAAAAGCCTTGCAATGGCTGTGACGGCAGCATTCTCCGTCAAGAAGCTTGTGGACTTCGGCAGGCAATCCATAGAAACAGCCTCAGACCTTGCGGAAGTTCAGAATGTTGTTGACACGGCTTTCGGAGAGTCCAAGCAGAAAATGGAGGACTTCGCTGACACGGCTGTCAAGACCTACGGCATTTCAAAACTCACCGCAAAGCAGACAGGCTCAAACTTCATGGCAATGGCGGCAGGAATGGGGCTTGCCAATGACAGTGCAAGCGATATGGCTATGGCTCTTACAGGGCTGTCGGCGGATATGGCGTCATTTTATAATGTCGGTCAGGACGTGGCAAGCACAGCTCTGAAATCGATATTCACAGGGGAAACTGAGACCCTCAAACAGTTCGGTATCGTTATGACGGACGCCAACTTGCAGGCGTATGCGCTTTCAAAGGGTATCACGAAATCAACTGCCGATATGTCGCAGGCTGAAAAAGTTCAGCTGAGATACAATTACGTTATGTCGCAAACGGCTCTTGCACAGGGCGACTTTGCAAAGACTTCTGACAGCTGGGCGAACCAAACAAGAATACTCTCTGAACAATGGAAAGAGTTCGGAGCGACTATCGGCACTGTGTTGATGAACGTTCTTCTGCCTGCTGTCAAGGCGATCAATAGCGTGCTTTCACAGCTCATAGCTTTGGCACAGGGGGCAGCGAGGTCACTTTCAGAGGCGTTCGGTTTTGAACTAAGCAACAATGCAGACGAGGCTCAAAGCATAGTGAAAAGCACCTCTCAGGCGGCGGATAATTACAGTGATATAGCCGACAATGCACAACAGACTCAAGAGGCACAGGAAGGATCTCTTGCAAGCTTTGACCAGATGAACAAGCTGAATGATGAGAGCAAGTCAGATAGCACTGGGGTCAGCGGAGCTGGGGAGATAATGCAGCCTTCCGGGACTAGCGTTGAGGTGGATACGGGAAAGGCAAATAAAAAGCTGTCTGACTTTTTCAAATCAGTAAGAACTCAGTTTGAAAAGCTTGCAGACTATCTTGATAAGAATTTTAAGCCTATTTTCGATGATATATGGAGCGGACTTGAAAAAGAGAGCATTGAACTTGCTCAGATACTCGGCGGAGTTTTCAGCGATATAAAGTCGCTTTCCGAGCCGCTCAAAGCTTATTTTATAAACGATTTTACACCGCTTATGCAGACCGCTTTCAGCACGCTTGGCAAGATAGGCATAGGACTTTTTGACAGCTTCAACAAGGTGTTTTCTGATATCTGGAATGTGGCAGTGTTCCCTATACTGCAAAACTTTCTCACTGTAGGATTACCCCTAATGGCGGATTTTGGCACGCAGACATGGAACACGCTAGGCGTACTGTTTGACAACATAAAAGAGATCTTCGATACCTTGTGGAACGGCGTTGCACAGCCTGTGCTGAACGCCTTGAAAACACTGTGGTGCGATACTTGGCATAGTATTTCAGACTTTTGGAACGAGTGGGGACAGCCTATATTTGACGGCATAAACGAGGGTATAACCACCACAAAGAACGTATTCCTCAATCTGTGGGAAACGGTCTTGAAACCTGTGTTTGACAAGCTCATGGACGTGGCTGACAGCGTTTGGACGGAGCACTTGAAACCTTTGCTTGATGAGTTTCTCGGCTTTGTTGGAACACTTATCACAAGCGTTCTGAGCATTTACAACAAAGCCATAGCACCTGTTGTGAACTGGCTTGTGAGCATACTCGGACCGATAGTCAGCAGTGTGCTTGGTAAGATAATAAAGATAGTGGGCAATGTCATAAGCAATATAATTGACGCCGTGAAGAACATCATTTCAGCACTTAAAGGCGTTGTGTTGTTCATAGCGGGAGTGTTCACCGGTGATTGGAAAAAAGTTTGGCAGGGTGTAAAGAAGATTTTCAAAGGCGTATGGGACGCACTTGTTGACATAGCAAAAACACCTATTAATTTGATAATCGGGCTTATAAATGGTCTGACAGGTGCAGTTGAGGACGCTTTGAATTGGATAATCGACGGCATAAACGAGCTGAGCTTCACGACACCTGATTGGCTTCCCGGTGATCTTGGCGGTCAGACATTTGGCTTTGACCTAAGTCAAATTGATATCCCCGAAATACCCAAACTTGCCCAAGGTGCAGTAATACCGCCGAACTCTGAGTTCCTTGCAGTTCTGGGCGATCAGAAGCGTGGCACGAATATCGAGGCACCGCTGGATACTATCACACAGGCTGTTTTGCAAGCTCTTGTGTCTTACGGCGGAGCAGGCGGAAATCAGAAGATAAGCGTTACCATACCGCTGACTCTCAATGGCAGGACTATCACACAGATAGTTATTGATGATATCAACGACTATATCAAGCGCAACGGCAGGTCGCCAATAAGGGCATAGGAGGTGCAGAAAATGAAAAGCAGAGGACTTATATTCGGCAGCGAAAGGGTCGCCACACCTGCGGAAGTAAGCTTTACAAACAACAAGATATGGTCGAACAATGCAGGGCGGACGGCTAACTGCAAAATGGTGGGCGATATAAGAGCCATAAAGAAAACTGTCACGCTGAAATGGTATCATCTCACAGGCGAGGAGACGGCAAAGCTCAATGAGTATATCTCCAACGTTGACAGTCCGTTTTTCAGTATCACGCTCCTTGATGAAACATTTCAGGAAAGCACTTTTGACGTTTACGCAGGCGACCCAACTTATGAGGTTTTCGGCTGGGACGAGAACAAACAGTTCTGCAAAGGCGTTGCGGTGGACTTGATAATGCAGTAAGGGGGCGTTTGAATGTACAAAACAGGGGAGCTTGTGGCACAGCGTATCGAGAGCTATTGCCGTACTTGGCGACTGTGGATAGAGAATGCAGAGGGCGTTATATCAGGTGACAGCATTATGTCAGCTGACAGCTCAATGCAGGCAACAAGCCTTTCCGACGACATCGAGCTGGGCGCAGTATGTTCACAATCGTGGAACATGACCATAAGTGACACTGAAACAGCGTTTCTTGGCAAAGAGTATGACACATATTTGTATCTCGTAGACTACGAAACTAGCGGCATACTCGCAGGCGAAAAGATACCAATGGGACGTTTCACCTGCGTGAAGTCGAAAAAGTCGGGCGGCAGTGTTCAGCTGACAATGGCGGACAGATTATATTTTTCCGACAAACCATATGTGCCGCATATCCCTATGCCAAACTGGAATAGATCCGTTGAAGACGACATATGCAGACAATTGGGCTTGCAAAACGGCAATGACTATACACGGGTGCGGCTGCTGCGTGATAAGAACGGCAGACGGCTAAGAGATAACAAAGGCAGACTGCTGTACTCAAAGTATTTCTACTTCAAGGTCGGCTCTGTGCCAAAAGACGTGACCATGCGGCAAATGCTGTCTTACCTTGCCTCAGCTCAGGGACAGTTTGGATATGTTGACAGGTACGGAAAGTACGTCCGAAAGTGGTATGGCAAACCGGTGAAAACATTAGATCCCAACACAATAGACCTGCCTACGTTGTCAGAAAGGCAGAACGCTATCGTGGGCATTATCTGCAAAGTGAGTGATGATGTAACGCTGTCGCTTGGTGTGACAGATACAACACAAGGGCGTGTGCTGGAATTTGAAAATCCATACATGACCGAATCACTGCTTCAATCTCTGTGGCGCAGGATAGGAGGCTTTTCGTGGTACACCACTGAGCTATACCACAGACTCGGCGACCCACGTTTCGACATAGGTGACGTGGTGACCTACACCAACGGCACAGACAGCTATGACATACCAATAACGAATTTAGGATTTACCTTTGACGGCGGACTTTCAGCAGACATTTCAGCGGTAGGTCTGAGCGTTGAAGAACAGCTTTAAGGGGGCGAGATAATGGCTGATGAAAATTTGACATTGGCGCAAGATATCACTGAGAATGACTATCCTATGCAACACGCAGGTGAGGAAATCGATGAGATACTGAGCCGAGCCGGCAAGATACACTATGGCACTGTGGAATACAAGATGACGAAAGCGAATCCACTGATGCAGATACCGCTTGGACTGACCTTTGCACCTAAACAGGTAATAGCAACGCTACGGCAGACAGGTGCACCAACACCATATCAGAACTACTGCACCCACGTCTATGGGTCAGGAACGTCATATTATCTTAGTGTCTGCATGGGAGATGGGGCAACAGGAACCGTGCCAACAGGAACATACTATGTTGATTATATTGCAATAGAGTAAAGAGGGGTGATTAAATGACGATAACATTAAATGCAGATTATGACGTAACACTAAGCACAGCCATGCTGGGCTACGTCGGTGAAACTAATGCCCGTCCCGTGTCGGTCGAAGGGCTGACAGTAGACGGCGCAGACCGCTATGTGCTGACTATCGACTACGGCGATGGTGTGACGTACGAGGTCGATATCACAGGCGGACAGTGGACGCCTACGGCTGATATACTGCGGTCAGCGCAGACAGTCAGCTGTCAGATAGCGGCTAAAAAACTGTCAGGGCAGGAATACATACTGGTGAAAAAATCACGCATATTCCGCCTGCGTATCGGTGCGGCTATAGGCGATAATGCTGTGCCGTCACCTGACGTGGCTATGGATGCGTTAGACCGCATAGACGCCATAGGCAGACAGACACACGCAGATATGCAGACAGCCGTCACCGCCGCAGAAACGGCAACTACAGCGGCAGAGAACGCAAAAAAATCTGCCACAAACGCAGAGAAATCAGCCGACACGGCAACGCAGGCGTCAGTGTCGGCACAGCAAACAACAGCCGACAAGACCATAACAGCAGGCTATGCTAAGACCGCCAAGACCAATGCTGACAGCACTGCGGCAGACAGACAGGCGGTGGCTGATATGGCGGAACAGGTCGAGGCGGACAAGACCACAGTGGCAGACAATGCCACTAAGGTTGCAGAGGACAGAACTGCCGCTGAAACTGCCGCACAGACAGCACAGGCGGTGGCTGACAGCCTGCCTGAAGACTACACAACAGCTGTTGGAAAGATTGCCGAGAATACAGCTGATATAGCTAGTATAAAACTAAATGATAAGGAAATGAAACGTAGGGTAGATGCTTTGTATGATATAGGACAGGGTATCACCCATAAGTTTGAAACTGATAGTGATACGGCATACGCAAAGACAGTGCCTACGGGGGCAAAGCTGATGAGTGTGAAGTCTGTGGGTGGTAGGTCAATTGTTTGGAATCAGTTGGTTAAACCAGTGCCTGCTGTAGTCACAGGTGCAGGTGTAAAGGCTACGTTTTCTGACGATGGCATTATTACACTGAACGGAACGGCTACCACAACAGGTAGTGCAGTTTCTGTGCAACCTGTTAAAAACCAAAAAGGGCATAAATATCTAATGATTGCAAACCCATTGTCAGGTGTTTATGGAAAAGATCAATTGCAGTTTAGTTCGCAATCATATGGACAGGATTCTACAGGCCACGGGACTATAATCACCAATGAAAGTAGCAATGAAAAATGGTACTACACGTTATATGTGTATGAGGGCGTTACATATGATAACGTTAAACTACAACCACAGATTTTCGATTTAACCGCCATGTTTGGTTCAGGAAATGAACCTAGCACAGTGGAAGAATTTGAGAAAATGTTCCCTGCCGATTACTACCCATATAATGCTGGCGAGATTATTAGTGCCGATACAGAGAGCATTATAGAGCAGGGAGCTAACCTGTATTATGGCACTGATATGCTGAAATGCGGCAGTGATGACTATGAATACATTGCAAATAGTTATCGTTGTAAGGCGATAAAATTAAAACCTAACACCACGTACACATTAAGTTTTACTTCTGATAAAACCAGTGAGATAATACTTCTAATGAATGTGAATACTGTTGTAAATTCACAGCCGTATTTGGATTTTAGAAAAACATCAGACAATCGGTCATACAGAACAGGAGATAACGGATGTTTATATGTAGGTGTATATGCTGGCAATGATAATGTTGTATCGGCTGACGTTGTTAAACGACTATCTGAGTGTAAAATCATGATATCGGAGGGCGACACCCCGACAGCCTACGCCCCTTTCCACCGCAACGAGTATGCAATCCCCGAAGCAATCAAGGCACTGCCTGGCTACGGCATTGAGGGGAATACGGTAGACTACGAGGCTGAGACCTATACGCAGAACAACACTGTTGACGGAACGGAAATCAAGGCGTTAGATACCCCAATCGTCACCGATATTTCAACAATGCTAGCTGACGATTTCCTGCGGAACATCGAGGTCGAAGCAGGCGGTTCAGTGACATTCAAAAACAGCAATGGCGACAGCTATCGCATACCTGTGCCGTCAGAAGAAGAATATATCGTGAAACTGTCAGAAGTGGGGGGTACAACATGACAAATTTACAAAAGAAAATGATGAAAGCCGCAGGGCTGACGGAAGACAATTTTCGCAAGCCCAAAGTCACCGAGATAGACAGAATAAAGGCAAACGTCGATTTTTTGGCTATGTTGAACGGTGTTGAGTTGAATGAGGTGAGCGGCGATGAGTAAGAACTACGTCAAGGTCAAGAGATACTATGACAGCCGTTTGTGGTCGGTTGCTATGGTGCACACCGCCGTCGGCAAGTGGATCACGGCTGAGGAGTATACAACAATCACGGGACAAACATACGAAAGCGAGGAACAGTAATGAAAGAAAACACAACAAAAATCATCATATCAGCAATAGCCGCAGGGCTGTCAGCGTATTTCCGTGTTATGGCGATACCTATAGTCATTCTGGTGCTTGTGATGATCATTGACTACATTACAGGTATGTGGAAAGCATGGAATAGGGGTGAGTTGTCAAGCCGTGTCGGTCTTAAAGGGCTTTTCAAAAAGGTCGGCTACATATTTGTGGTGGCGGTGTCAGGCGTACTTGATTGGCTCTTTATCTCAGGACTTTCGCAGATAGGCATTGAGGTAAACGTCAGCTTTTACTTTGGCCTTATCGTGACGATATGGTTTATCATCAACGAGTGTATTTCTATCTTGGAAAATCTTGCGGTGATAGGTATACCACTGCCGTCATTCTTGGTGAAAATCGTACACAAACTGAAAATCACAGTGGAAAACAAAGTGGATACAAACGAAGATACAAACGAAAGTGAGGAATAGAAAATGACATATGATGAGTTTATCAAGAAGCACAATGGTGTAGCTGTTAACTATGACGGCGCAGCAGGCAAACAATGTGTAGACCTTGCAACGGCATATTTCAACGAGGTCTTCGGCTCAGGTATCAAGAATTTCTGGTATGACGCACATCACTTTTGGGATTTATTCGACAAGAACACTTGGCTGAAAGCAAATTTCACAAAGGTAAAGAACACGCCAAGTTTCGTGCCGAAAAAGGGTGATGTAGCGATATGGTCAGGCACGTTGAATGGCGGCTGGGGTCACATAGCAATCTGCACCGGTGAGGGCAACACGAGTTATTTTTATTCGTATGACCAAAACTGGAGCGGAAAAGCCTGCACTAAGGTCAAGCATACTTATGACCATATTGCAGGCTTCCTGAGACCAAAGAAACAGAGCAAGATAAGTGCGAAAGTGCTTGACAAGACAGGCTACAAGCAGGGCAACAAAACAAACGGTGTGCTTGCGCTCAAGGAGTTGCTGATTCTTGCAAAGGCGGTCAAGCTTCACAACGTAGGTATGGACAAGAACGGTACATATGGAAAAGGTACTGCAAAGGCAGTTAATACCCTGCTGAAAAAGTGGGGGTACAGCGAGAACGGCATTGCAGGCGTGAACTTCATCAAGAAGCTCAGCGACGAGATTACAAAGAAGATTAAGTAGGTAGAATTTCAGCCGTCTCGGACTTTTATGGGTCTGAGGCGGCTGTTTTTTTTGTTATAAGCCAATATTTTGTTTGATCATTCTGCAACCAATATCCAAATTTTCAGGGAACAATGTAGATTCGTCTATACCAAGAGATTCGAGATGACTTAAAATATCAAGTTTATCTTCCTTTGGAATTCTTATCAGCTTTTTGATTAATGTGTCTTTCTTAGATAAGCTTTTGATGTTATTAATAAAACAAAAATCTTCATTCACTACTGCAAAGAATTCTACATAATTGGAATAGATAATTTCATTAGGAAAAATCAAATAGCTTCCATTTTGAGCTTTTTGTCGAGCAGTGTACTCCGGTAATTGTGCCCATATTGGTTTCTGGTGTGAATTGCAATATTCGTCAACTCCGGATGAATGCATATTTGGAGTTACCCTATAATCTAATCCATTAATTTTCATAAATTTTTCTACCGAGATTTTATAGTCAAATTTATAAAAGCTTGACAAAGCAATGGTATCTTGATCATCACCATATGACAAATTATCGTAAGAAAAGACTATAACCTCACCGTCATCTATTGAATTTCCATTATCTTTGCAGGCAAAGTAAAGCGCAACCAGCGGATTAGATGTAACGTCCAACAATCTTGTAGGAATGCCATAATGTTGAAGCCTTGAAAGTAGCTCCAAATCATTCTTTGCGGTCCCAAATATTTCGGGATATTTGTTTTTGGCTTGTCTTATTAACTTAGATTCAAATTTTAAATACGTCTGTTTGCTATTCGGGAGATTATGACATATTGATGGAATTATACTATATTTATAATTGTTTTGCCCTCTGTATAAACTGTCTCTTATACACATCTCCGAGCCCACGAGACTGCAGCTAATCTC